TACATCAAGACGTACAATTACAGATCCGGACGCTGCTGCCAAAACATTACTTGATAATGGCTACAAGGAAGAAGATATCTTTAAGCCTCGTGAGCTTGAAGGAATCACGAATCTGCAAAAGGTTCTTGGTAAAAAGGGCGTTTCCGAATACTTAGAAGCCTATATCGATAAACCGGAAGGCAAGCCTACACTTGTACCGGACAGCGATAAACGACCAGCGATTAATACAGTTGAAACAATGGCAAATGAATTCGAGGATGAGGTGTGATATGCACGTTGTAACCGTAAAAGCAATTGCCAAAGAGCTCCACGAACGAGGGCACTACCTCGACGAGCTCTACCAAATTACTATCACCTATGCAACTAGCTTACACGTTCGATATTGTGCAGTAGATGCTAAGTGTGAGGCGATAGAGGATTATTATAAAACTGAATTAGACCTTTCGAAATATTCTTGGGAAGAAGACGATGAGTGGATTCAACTGGATGACGAAAGGTCTGATATCGAAGATGAATTAGATGAATTGTTTAATACAGTAATAGGGTTTGACTATGAGCACAACCCATTTAAGAAATAAGGAGACAGTAACATGGCTAAATTAACAACTGGTGTAGTAAGACTTTCTTATGCAAACATTGCGCAACCTCGTAAAAACGATGATGGCAAAGCAAAATACAGCTCTCAAATTATTATCGATAAAACAGATAAGAAGACTATCAAAGCATTTGAACGTGCGATTGAAGAACTCAAAGCGGATCCAAAAGCAGTTGCTAAGGTAGAAGGCAAAGCAGCATACCTCAAATTGAACTTACGTGATGGCGATACTGATGAAGCAGTAGTTGACCAACCTGAAACATATGCTGGTAAATATTTTATTAACGCTAATAGCGATAAGCAACCTATCGTATTTACTCGCGACAAAATCAAAATGGATGACTTCGACATCGAAGAAGAAATCTACTCCGGTGTATACGCACAAGTTGCGCTTTCCGTTTTTGCTTACAACTTCAACGGTAAGAAGGGTGTAGGCTTTGGTCTAAACGGTATCCGTAAAGTTAAAGATGGCGAACGCCTTGGCGGTGTACATGTATCTGCTAATGACTTTGGCGATGATGATTTAGGCGACCTAGACGATGACGACGATTTAATCTAAGGAGGCAATTATGGAGCTCAGTATTGATGTGGAAACCTATTGCGCCTGCCCTATTAAATATGGGGCACAGCGATACGTTGACGATACAACATTTGAAATACTGCTCTTTGCCTATAGCTTTGATGATGAACCAGTCGAAGTAATTGATATGACAAAGAATCCACTACCCGAAAGGGTGGTGGACGCTTTGTATAATAAGGAAATTACAAAGACCGCATTCAACGCAGCATTCGAAATGCTTTGTCTAAAAAAGTACTTCCCTGATGCGGACTACACAAATTGGGAATGTACATCCGTACTTGCTTTGTACTGCAGCTTACCGGCAAGCCTTGATAATGTGTCTAAGGCTTTGAGATTAGGAGAAGCTAAGGATTCACGAGGTAAACGCCTAATTCAATTTTTCTCCGTTCCACGTAAGCCTACTAAGACGAATCCTAAGACACGGAATATGCCTGAGGATGCGCCGGATAAATGGGCTGAATTTATTGAATACAACCGGCAGGACGTAGTGGTTGAAAAGGCCATTCGTAAACGCCTGCTTTCATTAAAACCGCCTGCCATTGAACATGAGTATTGGCTGCTAGATCAAGACATCAACTGGAGAGGAGTAAAGGTAGATATGGACCTCGTCGATGCTGCCCTTCAATGTAACGATGAAATCGTAGAAAAGGCCGCCGCATCATCGGCACGACTAACAGGGCTAGATAACCCCAATAGTACGTTGCAACTTAAGGATTGGTTATCAAATCGCCTTGGCTATGAAATCGAGACGATGCGAAAAGATGATGTATCAAATCTACTGTCACAGGATATTCCTTCCGATGTGCGTACCGTGCTGAAGAACAGGCAAGTCTTGGGCAACTCTTCAATTAAAAAGTACTTGGCCATGAAAAATGCAGTATGTTCCGATGGCCGTATCCATGGCATGCTTCAGTTTTACGGAGCCATGAGAAGCGGACGATGGGCGGGACGTGTAGTACAACTACAGAACCTCCCGCGTAACTACCTAGAAGATTTAGATACAGCTCGGGACGTTCTTAAAAGTAGAGATGTAGAATTGCTAGACCTACTTTATGGAAACCCTGGCGACGTGATCAAGCAACTCATTCGCACTGCCTTAGTGGCGGAAGATGGGCACCGCTTTATTGTAGCTGACTTCAGTGCTATTGAAGCCCGCGTTATCGCATGGCTTGCTCACGAGCAGTGGCGACAGGATGTATTTGCGCAAGGTGGCGACATCTACTGCGCATCTGCTTCTAGTATGTTCCACGTTCCTGTTGTAAAACATGGGGAGAATGGGCATCTACGGCAAAAGGGTAAGGTTGCAGAATTGGCACTGGGCTATGGCGGCGGTGTAGGCGCCATGAAATCGATGGACTCAAAAGGGGAAATTCCCGAATCAGAGCTTCCCGGTATCATCGAAGCTTGGCGACGAGCTAGTCCACGCATTACGAGATTTTGGAAAGACGCTGATACAGCAGCCAAGAAAGTCGTAAAGACCGGCGAACCCGTACGAATTAGACAAGGTAATATTCGATTCTTTAAATCAAAAGGGTTTATGTTTATCGAGTTACCATCTGGCCGGAGGCTTGCTTACGCAAGGCCTAGAATAGGGCTTAATCGGTTCGGTAGTGAATCGATTGAGTATGACGGTATGGATCAGGTTAAGAATACATGGGGCAGAGTTGAAACCTACGGTGGAAAGCTCGTCGAAAACATTGTACAAGCCGTTGCAAGAGATTGTTTGGCCGCATCCATGCTAAGACTGGCAAAAGCAGGGTACAAGATTGTAGCCCATATCCACGATGAAGTGGTAATCGAAGCACCAATAGGCGAAGGCAGTTTAGATGAAGTTATAGACATTATGTGTAAACCAGAGCCCTGGAATGAGGGCCTTATATTAAACGCAGCGGGGTTTGAAAACCCGTATTATATGAAAGACTAGGAGGAAGTCATTATGATTAACAAAGAACAAATTAAACAACAACGCGAAGCCATTGATAGCTTATACGAATTAGTAAAAAACGCGCCGGCTAGCGAACGTAAAGACTCGGCTATGGCGTACTGCGAGGGCTGTATTGCTGCTTGTGATTTGGGTCTTAAAGTACTCAACGGTAAAAAGGCCGAAGCCCCTAAGACTGAAGAAACGCCGACAGTAGATGACGCTCCTAAAGTAGAAGAGCAACCCGCTGAAAAACCTAAGCGTAAGCGTACTACTAAAAAGAAAGCTCCTGTAGAGGAAGTCCTTCCTGTTGAAGATGCTCCTGTAGTTGATGAAGAAGACGATTTAGACGATTTGTTATAAGAAAGAGGTTAGCGCCTTATGAAGGTATTATTTAGTTTGTCAGTCAAAAAGCTGTATGACCTAGTACGGCGCAAGCAAGTGAACTCTTGGTCACCTGCTGTACATTACCACGTAGATTGCGGGCAATCCTTTGCCTGCTTGTGGCCTTCCGTGTCATCCGGTATGGGCAAAATCGTAGACCCCTATATGTCAAATGAGTTTTATTGCCCGCAATGTGGTGAACTCATTCACACAAATGATGATTGTGTTGCTGAGGTTTCGAGTAATGATAATATTCCGCTTGATATTGAACTTTCAATCATCGATAGGGGATCAATATTAGACGTTAAATTCGACTACCACACAGTGTATGTCGATAATGATATGCAGTCGATTTACCCTGGATACAAACCTCATCTTGTTGATATATTGCGTTTTGATTTTAAGCAAGGAAAAGTATTCCTGGTTCAAAAAAAGCGTACCCGTGCCGATATAGTATCTGAAATTGAGCCTAACATATCGTGCTTTTACTCAAAGTCATTACCGTTGCGTTGGCTCGTAGCGACTCCCAATTGTCGATTGGCAGAGCATAAAAACGAGCTAAAGACTTTTGCCAAAGTGCTAAAGGAGGCCTATTTTACTAAGTTATCTAAAAAAGTAGGCTACAGAGTTAAGGCTATTAGGCAGGGTGTTTTATTATCAGCCAAATATGGGGCCCTTGATAATTTGCTCCATAACCTAATTTGGAAAATGCACGCACCGGATGCGCCCGCTCTTAATGATACATTAGTTAAAGACTATGACACCTATTTTAGGCCTTTCGGTTCTGACAAGGTGTGTACTTCAAGTATTACTGAGTTAACAAGCACCGGTACACCATTTATTAAAGCCCTAATACAGCTTTATGAATTACCAGATAAGCGCTGGGTTCGAAGATTACTGTCAATACGTCCTTTCTTTTATGTGAAAGTAATTAAGACGGCCAGCAAGATATTCAAAAGCATGGATTATCAAAAGGCCTTTACAGACCTCGTAGCAGAGGAAGGTGGGGGGACAGGATATATTCAATCGTGGCCAATATGGAATAGCGAACAGGCCTTGCTTATGTTTACAAAGTTCCTATCTATCATGATGCACCAATACGGTGAGCGGCGTACTCTATTGTTCATTAAAAACGCCGATTCTTATTCCGAAATTAAAGATACATCTGATATGTATCTTAGATTATCAAGAAGCAAAAAGAAAGAAGTTTGGGCTAGACGAATTCAAATTAAAGACCTGCATGACGAGATTGTGTGCTTATCTAAATTTGAAGAAGCCGAAAACTTACCAGTGCAACAGAGCTTACGCCATAAAAAGTTAGCAGATTCAGTTGAAGGGCTAACTTTCAATGTGATCAAGTCAACGCACGGCATCATCCGATTAGGCGTGCAATTGAATAATTGTGTTGGTACTTATGTCGATAAGGTAAAAGCTGGAACGTGTGCTATCGTAGGCGTTTATAAAAGTGACAAACCTGTAGCATGTATTGAAGTCAATCCTAGCAAGGATACAGATAACTTCATTGAAATACATCAGGCCAAGTTAAAAAATAACAGATGCGTTAGCGATAACCACGATGTCAATTATGCTGTATGCCAATGGGTTAAAAAGCATAAATTACAAGTACCCCAATTTATAAGAGACATCCAATTTGCGAAGGGAGGAGCGATGTAATATGGATACAAATATCATCATAGCTACGGGCAGAAATCGCTCCGCCCGTAGCTGGAAGTCTCAAAAAATGACTTGGAGTGCGTTGGCCAACAAATTATCTACGCCAACAGTCACTAACGAAACGGCAGCTGAATACGTTAAAATGCCTAAGGACGAAAAGGGCCGGAGGAAAGATGTGGGCGGTTTCGTAGGTGGCTATATTCCCAATAATGGTAGACGAGTTAGAGGGGAAGTCAAAGAAAGATATTTGATTACCCTTGATGCGGATTCACCTAGCGAGGATTTTATTTCAAACCTTGATTTGGAACTAGGCGATATGGAATACGTGCTATACAGTACGCACAGCCATACCCCTGATAATCCTCGATACCGCATCATCATTCCGACCGATAGAGTGATGACCCCTGATGAGTACCAGGCTGTATCAAGACGCATTGCTGATGATATTGGTATTGAATCTTTCGATTCCTCAACGCATCAGGCGGAGCGCCTTATGTATTGGCCGAGTTGCCCTAAAGATGTTAAGTATGTATACCAACATAATGAAGGCAAGCTAATTTCAGTCGATACGTATTTGAGTACCTACAGAGACTGGCGTGATACGAGCCTTTGGCCAACATCAAGTAAGGAATCACAAATTCGCCTTGATGCGGCTAAAAAGCAAGGTAACCCATTAGAGAAAAAAGGATTACTGGGCGCCTTTTGTAGGAGCTATAGTATCACAGAAGCGATACATAAGTTTCTACCAAATGTCTATGCGCCAACGCAGCACGAAGACCGTTACACGTATACCGAAGGCAGCTCAGTAGCAGGCCTAGTTATCTACGATAATGACACGTTTGCTTACTCGAACCATGCAACTGACCCTATCAGCGGTAAGCTCGTCAATGCCTTTGACCTAGTACGAATTCACTTATTTGGCACCGAAGATGCCGACGCGGATCCGCGCACCAAAGTAACAGACTTACCGAGCTATAAGGCGATGCTTGATTTTGTTAACGAAGACGGCGCAGCTCCTATCTTGCTCGACAAGGAACGCGCGGCCGATATGGAGTTTGAGGATATCACGGACGAGGAGGAAGATTTCCGTGAAAAGCTAAAACGTGACCGCCGTGGTACACCTGAATCAGATGTATTCAACTGTTTAATTGTTCTTAAATATGACCCGGCGTTAAAAGGTAAAATCCGTCTTGACGAATTCGCGCATAGATTAGTTGTAACTGACGACCTACCGTGGCGTGGTAAGGACGAGACGCCATACTGGACTGATACAGATGATGCGTGCTTGCGTAATTACTTTGCTACGAAATACCTTATCAAAGGGAAAGGCATTATCGATGATGCCTTACAGGAAGTCACGCAAGCCAACAAATTTCACCCTGTGCGTGAGTACCTAACAGGACTAACTTGGGACGGTGAATGTAGAGTTGACACGCTCTTTATCGATTATATCGGTGCTGAAGATACTGAATACATCAGGGCCGTTACTCGTAAATGGATGTGTGGCGCTGTAGCACGTGTTATGGTGCCCGGTATCAAGTTCGATACGGCTATCGTATTATACGGAGCGCAAGGTCTCGGTAAATCCTTAATTCTAGAACGCCTAGGCCGTAAATGGTTTAACAACTCATTAGTTGACATCAAGACCAAAGATGCCCTTGAACAAATCCAGGGCTCTTGGATTAATGAACTCGCGGAACTCGCACCCACCTACAAGAATGATAATGAAATTGTAAAAGCCTTTATTAGTCGTACATCCGACCGGTTCAGGTCACCCTACGGCAGGCGTACCGAAGAGTATCCCCGCCAATGCGTATTCGCGGGTTCCACCAATAATCTCATGTTCCTTAAAGACCGTACGGGTAACCGCCGATTCTGGCCAATCACAGGCGACAAAGATCGTAAGACGAAAAACGCCTGGGATATAACGCAAGATGACATCGACCAATTATGGGCGGAGGCTTATTATTACTGGTCTAATGGTGAATCCTTAGTACTCGAGGGAGACCTTGAGGAAGAAGCCCTAAGAATCCAATTATCACACACCGAAGGTGGTGAACTCGTAGGTCTCATTGAAGAATACCTTGAAATGTTATTACCTGAAGACTGGGAGTCGCTAGATATCTTTGATAGACGCGATTATATCAGAAATTACGGCGATGACGATCATTGTGGTTCAGTGCAGCGGGAGCGGGTATGTGCCCTTGAGATATGGTGTGAAGTGATGGAGGGGGACAGGAAGAACCTGCAGAACGCAAAGGCTAGGGAGATTACAGACATACTTCAAGCAATGCGAGGATGGTCCCCTTATACAAAGGGGACCGGTAAAGCACGGTTTGGCAGGCTTTACGGCCCTCAGAGAGCGTTTGTAAGGGAAGAATCGGACCTTCTATCAATCTATAATCGTAATCACGAAAAGTAGGTGTGTCCAATTATTTGAAGCGTGTCCAATTATTTAACAGGTACAAATGTTTGTAAAAATATTTATTCAAGCCTATACATTGATAAATTTTGATATAGTGTAATAATTGGACACACCGAACACGCCCGGACACACTAATCGGACACGGGCAAAAAGCAGATAACTTCTAATATAAATAGTAATATGTGTCCAGTGTGTCCAATTATTTATATAAAAATAAAAATATAAATATATGAATAATCGTATGTATACGTATACACGTAAAAAACGCGAATACGCGTATATATATATATTGGAAAAAAATTGGGCACATCGGACACACCCCCCCCATAAATCCAGTAATGGCGTGGGTTCGTAGGCGTGTCCGAGGGTGTGTCCAATTATTAAATGAGAAAGAGGTGAGAACATGGAAAAAGACATCGAGCGTTGGTTGGGAAATCAACTCAAAAATCTGGGGTGTATATATATGAAATTCGTATCGCCGGGAAATGATGGCGTGCCGGACAGAATTATAATCTTACCGGGTGGCCTAGTCGTGTTCGCTGAACTAAAGGACGAGAAAGGGCGATTAAGGCCCAATCAACGCGTGCAGATAGAACGGATGCGAAAGCTGGGTGCCAGCGTTTCCGTAGTTACCGGTAAATTAGGGGCTACATTGTTTGTTGATGATATAAGAAGGGCGATTTATGGACTTTCATCCACACGAATATCAAAAGATAGCAATTCAAAGAATCATTGACCATACACACTACGGGCTGTTACTTGATATGGGATTGGGCAAGACCGTTTCTACATTAATCGCTATCGAGCAGTTAATGTATGATCAATTCGATATTAAGAAAGTGCTGCTTATCGCACCTAAGAAAGTAGCTGAATCGACATGGGTACAAGAGGCTAACAAATGGAGTGAAACAAGCTGTTTGAAGATGGCATCTGTGCTAGGTCCTGAAAAGGACCGCATCAAAGCCCTTCAAAGCGATTCAGACATCTATGTGATGAATCGTGAGAATGTGCAATGGCTGTATGAGTATTATCATAAGAAGCCGTTTCCTTTTGACATGCTTGTCATCGATGAAAGTTCATCGTTTAAGAATCCGCAGGCCAAACGGTTTAAGGCTATGCGAAAAATGCGGCCTTTCTTTAAGCGTATTGTGATTCTAACAGGAACACCGGCACCGAATACATTAATGGATGTTTGGGCGCAGATGTACCTATTAGACGGCGGTGAACGATTAGGTAAGACCTTGACTGAATATCGTACCCGGTATTTTACACCGGATAAAACAAATGGGCACGTCGTGTATAGCTACCGACTGTTACCAGGAGGAGACAAGGCGATATTCAGTAAGATGCAAGATATCTGCATGAGCTTAAAAGCAAAGGATTACCTAGCACTACCTGAACGTATTGAAAATGTAATCACGGTAGAGATGAATCCCAAAGAATGGGCGCTTTACAAAGAAATGGAACGTGATCACGTTCTAAGCTTAGTTGGTGAAGACGACGTAAGTGCACTCAATGCAGCATCCTTGGCCGGTAAATTATTACAATTGGCCAATGGGGCCATCTATACAGATGATGGTGAAACAATTATCGTCCACAATGAAAAAGTGGAGCGGTTAAAAGAATTAGTAGAAACGAATGAAGGTAAACCGATATTAGTATTCTACAATTTCAAACATGACTTGCAAGCGATTAAAGAGGCCTTTCCAAAAGCTGTCGAATTAAAGACCGACGATGATGTAGCTGAGTGGAACAAAGGAAACATTCAAATGTTATTGGCACACCCCGCATCGGCTGGATACGGACTAAACCTTCAAGCTGGTGGCAACATCATTGTCTGGTATGGATTAACGTGGAGCTTGGAGCAATATCAGCAAGCTAATGCAAGGCTACACAGGCAAGGCCAAACGCAACCGGTTATTATCCATCATCTAGTAACAAAAGGAACGATGGACGAGCAAGTGATGAAAGCATTAGAGCGGAAGGAAGTAGGGCAAGATGCCCTACTCGAAGCTATCAAATATCGTAAAGAGTTGTATAAGGAGTAAGTTATGCAAAAAAAATGTAGAAAGTGCGGTACAAAGTTTACGGTGAAGACTTCGGAAGATTATTGTCCGGAGTGCATGGAAGTTATGACGCCTCCGCCAGCAGGCACTAAATTAGAAGTTAGGGAATGCGAAGGCTGCGGAGAGCCGTTTGAATATTTTAGAAAGCCACAGGGCCGACCACGTAAATATTGCCCTGATTGTGCAATTAAATTCTGTCATAAATCCAAGAAGGAAGTTGAGGAGGAAGCAAACATGACTACAGTAGACAGTAAAGAGACAGTAGATAGACAGAAGGAAGACAGTAGCAAAGAAACTGTTCAAGTACCAACTGCTGAGCATATGGATAAGATATACGGAAATATTGAGCACGATGCCGTAAATCATCCATCACATTACACCAGAGGTAAGATTGAAGTGATTGACTTTATCGAAGATCAACAACTCCCATATCATCTTGGCAATGTCATCAAGTATATTGCACGTGCCGGGTACAAGGGTGATAAACTCGAAGATCTAAAAAAAGCACGGTGGTATTTGGATAGATACATCAATGAGGTGATGGGGAATGGAACACTTTAAACAAGGTGACTGCGTGTTAGTATCAAATGACAATAAGCATTGGTATCATAGGCATTTCTATCGTATTGATGATGTATGGGGCGGCACGGGTAACGCACTTGTGTATGCTGAAGGTAAAAGTCCATGGACAGTGAGCCGCAAGCACGAGGACCAATACAAACTGTACGAGATATGGAGATATTGCAAGGGGGCGGAAGAGTGACCGATAAAGAGTATATGCAACAAATATTACGAATTGATGACCGCATAGATTCAATTAAGCGTGATATTGAGGCACAGATAGAACGTAAGGCGGATACCTTGTCCGCCACGGACTACAGCAAGGATAGGATATCCGGCGGGCATTGCGGCGATTTATCCGGTATAGTAGCGGGTATTGAGCAATGTGTCGAACTGCAACGAAAGGAAATAGAAAGGTTAAAAGCCATTAAGGCAGAAGTCCGTTGGGTGATTAGCCAAGTACGGCCGAATGAGTTGGCGGTCTTACTGACTGAGCGCTACGTACAGGGGAAGAGTTGGAAAGAGCTAGCAGGTATCCTATTCTATAGCGAGGCAAGAGTACGTGGCGAGCTACACGATAGGGCCCTAGTAGAGGTAGGGCGTATACGTGCTAGATTGAAATAGCGTTGACAATACAAAACGATACAAAACGATACATCGACATGTGGTATACTGTAGGTGTGAAAGTTGGGAAACTTCACAGGAAGTGAATAAGAAAAGGACGCCAGATGTACTTGGCGTCCTTTTGTATTATGCAGGTTTAATCAATATCATCATAGGGGGTACCTGTTCGTAATGCAAATGTAATCCTTTCAAATAACAAACTATATCAAAATAAATTCGCGACACCTTTGAGATGCTTGGACATAAAATATAATAGCCTTGTTTAACTACAACCAATACATAATGTAAGAGATTTCCTTGAGTACTTAACTATAACAAATTACTACCATCCTATGGTGATATTGATTAAGCCTACAAATAAAATAGAATCTAACTGCCAACAGAAAGGAGAGAATAGTATGACAGATATTACATGCCATATTAAAGATTGTTTACATAACAAACGTAATAAGTGTACTGCTAATGCTATTGTCCTTGGCAGTAAAGGTAATTGCAAAGCCAAAGCCTTTGCTAAAGATATGATGAAACATTCACGCAAACAGCACTGGCGAGGGGGCATGTATGGGGGCTAGGGCCTCAGCCTCAATAGGGGGCCTATAAGGTACTCCAAATGAAAAATATTTTGCGTGGGTCATCCGAACCCCGCGGAATAGCTAGTTAGTTATTTTTCCGAACTGCTGTTCGGCTTCAAAAATGGTCAACTTTTGAAAGGAGGCGAGACTGTGACGAACGTAACAATCGTTGACGAATTAGTATCATCTAAAATTGTGGCAAAAGTACTCGGAATCAGCTCTCGACGAGTTCAGCAGTTGACCGAGGACGGTATATTCGAAAAGGAAAAACGCGGACAGTACAATATTGCGAAAACAGTACAAGCATTTGTTGCGTATAAGACGGGAGAAAGTAAACTCGAAAAGAAAGCACGTGAAGGCGGGTATGATGCGGAACGAACTTTGTTAACTCGAACTAAACGGATGATTGAAGAAAACAAACTGAAGATCATGAATGGAGAATTGCACCGCTCGAACACAGTTAAAGCCGTAATGAATCGAATGTTGAATAACTTTAAAAGTAAACTCCAGGCGTTACCATTAAAAGCAGCACCTAAAGTGTTAGGTGAGACGAATCTGTTAGTCATTCAAGATGCACTTCTCGATGAAGTGAATGAATGCTTAACGGAATTGTCTGAATATGACCCTAATATGTTCCACGATGAGTCCGATGATATCATCGTGGATGACGACGAGGCAGGTGAAGGTGATTGAAGCACACCTGTAACCTATTCAAAGGGCTGGCCGGTGTCCTAAAACCACCGCCAAAGTTTACTGCGTCGGAATGGGCCAACGCTAATGTGGTGCTATCTACAGAGGATAGCGCCGAACCAGGGAAGTATTCCACCGATAGAGCTCCTTATCAAAAGGAAATGCTTGATGCGGTGAGTGACCCTGATGTTGAAAAAGTAGTATATATGACAGGCTCGCAAATTGGTAAGACCCAGCTCATTAAAAATGTGTTGGGTTATTTTATTGATTACTTTCCATCACCAATTATGTTCATGCAGCCAACAAAAGATATAGCGAAGGAATTTTCCAAAACTCGTATTGCTCCCTTTATTCGTGACACAAAAGTACTGAACGATAAAATGGCCGATGTAAAATCTCGGGACAGTGGCAATACGGTATTGAATAAGACATTTCCTGGCGGTTACCTAACATTAGTAGGTGCGAACGCTCCAGCGGATTTGGCATCCAGGCCAATTCGTGTATTACTAGCGGACGAAATTGACCGATATCCTGCATCAGCGGGAACGGAAGGCGACCCTTTGAGCCTGGCAGAAAAGCGTACTAATACGTTCTACAATCGAAAGCACGTGTACGCATCTACGCCATTGGCCAAAGGCACTAGCCGGATAGAGAAATTGTATCTAGGTGGTACGCAAGAGGTGTGGCACATTAAGTGCCCTGCTTGTGGTGAATATGTATATCCGTCATGGGATAAATTCCACGCAGACGAGGATACAGGCCAGTACTACTTGGCATGTGATCACTGCGGAACGCTATCCGAAGAGTTTGAGTGGAAGAAATTATACCGAGAGGGCAAATGGATTGCGGAAGCACCGGAGAATTTAAAGAAGTACAATTGCCGAAGCTTTCACATGAATGCGTTTGGATCGCCTTGGGCATCCTGGGGGAAACTTCAAGATAAATATGAGGAAGCCACTAAACTCGGAACGGCTGGCGTTAAGACGTTCTTCAATACTGAAATGGGTATTCCTTATGAAGAGGATACCGAAACACTGCAGTCTGAAGTTCTCTATGAACGCAGAGAAGACTACGGCGCAGAGTTGCCGGACGGTGTTCTACTCTTAACGTGTGGCGTCGATACCCAGGATGACCGCTTAGAGTGTGAAATCGTCGGCTGGGGGAAAGATTATGAGAGCTGGGGTATACAATACTTCAGATTATATGGAGACCCTGCTTACGACGCCGTATGGAAAGAATTAGACGATATTATTTTAAATCGCACATGGTCTTATGCCGATGGTAGAAAACGAGGCGTATCAGTTACGTGTATTGACTCCGGCGGTAGTAAGACCCAATCGGTATATAAGTACTGCTCAACTAGATGGCATAAGCGCGTTTACCCTATTAAGGGTGTAGGCGGTGCAGGTAAAGACCTGATTGACGGCTTGCCTACGAAGTTGAAAAAGTACAAAACTAAATTATTTAAGCTCGGCGTAGATACGGGTAAGGAACAAATTTATAGTGATTTGAATCAAGAAAAAGGTCAACCTAGGTATTGCCACTTCCCAAAAGACCATGAAAAAGGGTATGGGAAGAAATATTTTGAAGGGCTATTGGCCGAGATGAAAGTATCTAAGTTAGTTAATGGCCATTTTAAAGAACAATGGGTGCTACGCCCAGGACGAAAAAGAAATGAACCATTTGATATTAGAAACTACAATCAAGCTGCTATTGCTATTATGAATCCGAACTTCGAGGCGTTAGAGGAACGGAATAGTAAAGAGAATTATACGCCATATCAAAATACAGCTCGTGTAGTCAAGGCTGGTGATACACCAAAGAAACGGACGAGACGACGTGTTAGAGGCGGAGGGATACGATTATGACAATCCTACAAAGGATTATGGAAGAATTGAATATTCGTGAAATGCACGAAATACCTACAGCTCTAACAAAGGTGTTGCTAGATTCGAATAGCTGTTTGGAGCTTTTAAAGTCAATAAAGCCTTATTATTCGTATGAGGCCTTACTTGCTGAATTCGAAGAACATAGTGCAGATAGAAAAAACTATATGCAAGATTACACGCCACAATGTGTATTGGATATAATCGGAGGTATTACCCCAGGTGGTGATGTTCGCGATGTGTGCGCAGGAATTGGCGGGTTGTCCTTAGCTAAATTTAAGGCAGATAATACCGTGACACTAAGGCTTGAAGAGTATTCAAAAAATGCAATAGCTTTTATGCTGCTTAATCTGTTAATGGCTAATATCGATGCGGAAGTAGTAGAGAAGAACGTTCTTACCAATGAAGAGCTTGCGTATTATAAAGTGGAATCTGCGGCATCTGGCTTTGGACAAGTATCTAAAGTGGATATGCTAGGAAGCAAAAAATATGACGCCGTGATTAGCAATCCGCCGTACAGTCAATCCTGGGTCCCACAAATGGACGCACGCTTTGAAGGTTATAAGTTGGCACCAAAGAGTAAAGCCGATTTTGCCTTTATATTGGATGGGATATATTCGCTGAATGCATCGGGGACCGCGGCTTTTATACTGCCGCACGGTGTACTTTTTAGAGGGCAAGCAGAGGGTGATATACGGCGTAAGCTGATTGACAACAATCTACTTGACGCTGTTATAGGATTACCTTCTAATCTATTTACGAATACTGGAATACCTGTATGTATATTGGTATTTAAGAAAAATCGAACTAACACCGATATATTATTTATCGATGCACAAAAAGATTTTGTTAAGAACAAAAATAAAAATGTAATGACCGCCGAACAGGTGGAAAAAGTCATTAGAACTTATAAGGAAAGAGCCAATATAGAGCGATATTCTAGTAACATTAGCGTGTCTACTATTTTAGATAATGACTATAATCTGAATATTCCACGCTACATTGACAGCTTTGAGCCTGAAGAAATACCGGATGCTGTACAGCTCGCTAAAGACTTAAACGAAATTAATCGAGAAAGCCGTACTTTGGGATTAGAAATTGCGGAGATGTTAAAGCAATTAGTTTGTACGGATCCGGACGCACAGAAAGAGCATGATGAATTTGTAAAAGAATTTACAGAATTTTTGGTATCGTCTGATAGCGCTTGTACAGTCGAGGAGCAAGAAGCCGTGATAAAAAAAAATAGAAGATGTTAAGAAGTATCTACTTCAAAAGATGTTTGTGTAATGTTAAAAAATTACAAGAAAATTAAAATTACGGGAGTTGCTGATATACTAGGGCGGCCGAAGAAGAATCAAATATATACGGAAGGGTGTATTTGCTTGCAAGTATCTGCGAGCAAAGGTGAATTACTATATTTAGATACCGCGCAACAGGTTGATGCTAAATATGTAGTGATTCAACCACGAAGCGCAATCCCTTATTATTTATATTTGATGATAGAAAAGGCAATGCCAGAATTTTTATATAAATATAGGCAAGGCCTAAATATATCAGCTCATGATATTAAACACATGGAGATATTGTGCCACACGGATGTGGAAACGCAGGCTTTAATAAGCATGATGTTCCAATCTATGCATGGCACAAGTCTAAGCGCTCAATATGGGCGCTTTTTTAATGCGTGAAAGGAGGTGAAAGGATGGCAGAATGGACAATATATGAGGCAAAAGAGCACTTACAGGCGTGGCTAGAAGCAGATTTAGCGCTGGCAACAGGCAAAGAATACACCATAGGTAATCGTCGGTTAACTCGTGCGAATGTGCAAGAGGTGAAAGACCGCATCAACTTTTGGCGTAATGAAGTAGCAAGGCTCGAGAATAGACCTCGCCGTCGTGCATATCGTGTCATTCCGCGTGATATATGAGCAAACGTAAGAAGCAGTTTATGAAAACCGCAGCGAGCAGGCACAAAGCGACACAGTATTCTGGGAGTAAAACAAACTCAGGCTATTCAAATCACGGCGCTAACAGTTTTAAGTCTAGCGCAAAAGGATACCTGGTTAACTCTCAAGATGCAAGGCATGATATCGATGCTAACTTTAGGATGCTACGGGCAAGGTCTGTAGACCTACAACAAGGTACACCAATTGCAGCTGGCGCACTGAAGACGAATAAAACTAATGTTATTGGTCCGGGCCTACGATTTAAGGCTAATATCCGCTACGAGGAGCTAGGGCTAACGTTCGAAGAAAAGAACGCTTGGGAACGTAAGACCGAACGTGAATTTGCAATGTGGGCCAAGCACTGCGATGCGCGTGAACAGACCGATTTCTACGGAATTCAGGCTTTAGTGTACTATGAAAAGCTATTGTACGGCGATTCATTTGTAAATTTACCATTGTTGCTTAATCAAACGGATAAGAACCCATATCCATTGCGATTGCAGATTGTTGAATCGATTCTTGTAGCTTCTCCGCCTAAATATATAGGGCGCGAGGAAGATGAGAATAACGATGTCATTCACGGTGTTAAGTTCAATAAATATGGCGCAGCCGTTGGATTCTACGTATTAAATAAGCTGTACAACTCTTTTAACGATGATCATGACTACACATATATTCCGAAGTACGGAACACAAACTGGGCGACGGAATATTATTCAAGTTATGACGATTGAGCGAAGCGGCCAGTTGCGTGGTATTCCAATATTGTCCCCAGTAATTGAGGACTTGAAAGTGCTTAGTCGGTACAATGATGCGGAAGTCATGAAAGTATTAGTTAATGCATTGATGGCAATCTTCATCGAATCGGAAGCGCCGGACGACATGTCGCTGGGGACAGCAATTGATGAAGATGATCAAGTGGATGCCGAAAGCGATGAAACAATCGAATTAGGTAACGGTACAGTAAATGTATTGGCGCCTGGTGAAAAAGTGAATGTGGCCGAAAAAACTCCAATACCTTCGAGCTTTGCGGACTTTACGTCCTCACTTATTAGCCACGTAGGTGCAGCGTTAGAAATTCCCTATGAAATTTTAGTTAAGCACTTTGGTCAAAGTTACTCCGCATCACGGGCGGCGTTACTCGAATATTGGAAGTCTGTTGAAACGCAACGTTCCGAATTTATTACTCAATTTTGCAATCCTATTTACGAAGAGTGGCTTACAATGGCCATTCTATTAGGTCGCATTGACGCGCCAGGTTTCTTTGATGACCCAATCATCCGAGAGGCGTGGCTGGGTGCTGAGTGGTACGGACCTTCGCAAGGCCAATTAGACCCGCAGAAGGAAGCTACTGCGGCAGAAATTCGTGTTAAGAATGCATTTAGTACTCGTGCTAAGGAAGCGGCGGAGCTTACCGGTATGGATTATGAAAATGAAATCTTACCACAACGTATTCGTGAACACCAATCTATGGATGAAGGAGGCTTGTTGAATGAACAAGGACAACAAATTTCAGTTCAAAATTCGAACTCCGCTAAATCTGATTCAGGAAGCGGAGACGATTGACGTCGACATTTACGGCGTAGTCGTGAATGGGGCCGGTTATTGGGACGAGGATACAGGCGTTTCTAACGTACTATCACAACTCCAAGGCTTGGATCCGTCTCAAAACATCGTATTACATGTTAACTCTGTAGGCGGGGAAGTATCGGCAGGCGTTACAATCTACAACCGATTGCGCGCCTTGAAAAATAAAAAATCTGTTATCATCGAAGGCCTAGCGGCATCCATTGCTTCTATTATTTCAATGGCAGGCGATGAAATCCATATGGCTCTGGGCAGTGAAATGATGATTCATAACCCTAGCTCGTATGCATTTGGTGAAGCGGATGATTTTGAAAAAGCCGCAGAATCGTTACGTAAAACAAAAGAAAACCTTATTGATATTTACGAGGCCCGCACAGGGTTAACTCGTGAAGAAATCGCAACCATGATGGATGACGAAACTTGGTTAACAGCAAGGGAAGCATTGGAGAAAGGGTTCTGCACAAGTGTAGATGAATCCTTGCAAATGGTTGCCTGCCGTAAAGGCACTGACTTAATTGTCAATGGCTTACCGATGAGTATGGATGTGCTCAAAGGGTTGCCTGTTGATAAATATGAAGAGAAAGGAGAGGAGCCAATGGAAGTAACTGCTGAATTGTTACGTACAGATTATGCGGAAGTATATGATGAAGTGTTTAATGCGGGCGTTGCTGCTGAACGTGCACGTTTACAAGCCCTTGATGGAATTAATAACGAAGCACGCGCAGAGGTAATCAATCGTGCAAAATATGAAACATACGCTACTGTTCAAGATGTAGCTGTTGAATTACTCAATATGCCACAACCTGAACAACCAACTAATCAATTACAACAATTAATGCAAGATGCTAATAATGCATCTAATCAAGTTGACACGATCCCTGGTCAAGTGCTTGACGAGGATATCGATGATTCCGAAAAAACAATGCAAATTGTTGATCGTGTAATGAAAGCACGCAATAAGAAATAAGGAGGGCAGACAATATGCCATACGTGGAAGAACAAAAGTTAGAGTATAAACCTCTAATTGCTGGCACACAAATGCCAGTCGTTACTAAGAAAGTAACAATCGGTCAAGATGCCGCAGTAATTAAGGCGGGCACAGTATTAGAATTAGAAGCTACTTCTAAAAAAGCTAAACGTGCGGATACAGATGTATACGGTGTAGCGTTAGCTGATATTGATGCTACGAAAGGCGATGTAGTAGCCGAAATTGCTGTAACAGGTGAATTTGCCACAGCGAATTTAGTATTTGCTTCTGGCAAAACAGCGGAAGGCTTCACCGCAAAAGCTGAAGCCCGCAACATTTATTTCCGTTAATAAGGAGGATACATGGATAATATTTACGCACCAAAAACACTTGCTGCGGTGGTTCGTCGTATTCCCGATGTGCCATCCTTTTTGAAAGACTTATTTTTCAAAGATACAAAAACATTCTTAACAGAAACAGTTTCATTTGACATTGTAAAAGGTCGCCGTACTATTACACCTTGGGTGGCACCTAACTCTACAGCGCCTTTATCTCAACGCACAGGCATGACTACAACCACGTATAAACCTGCGCAAAAGAAAGAAAAACGCCCTATCACAGAAAATGATATCAAGGTCCGCCAAGCAGGCGAACAGCCGTTTGCGGGCACTGTAACTCCTGAAGAACGTGCTATCCTACTCCTGGCGCAGGATACACAAGAATTAAAGGATAACTTGGTACGTTCTCAAGAAGTTATGGCGGCAGACGTATTACTCAATGGTCAGGCACACATCAAAGGCGAAGGCATTGATGACGTTGTAGACTTTAATTTTACAAATAAAGAAACATTATCTGGTACTGCACGTTGGGGCCAATCTGCTGCAGAAATTGTGGCTAACATTATCAAATGGAAAAAGAAATGCTTGAAAGCATCTGGTTTTAATCCAAATACGTTGGTCATGAACTCTGAAACATTAGAAGTAATGCTTTCTGATAAAAAAATCTTGGCATTATTTGATAATCGTCGTACAGAAATGGGTCTTTTGCAATTTGAACAAATGGCGGAAGGTGCTGTATATGTAGGTTTCATGGGTGGCCAAATCCAATGTAACGTGTTTACTTACGATAACTATTACGTAGATCCAACAGATGGCCAAGAAAAAGAAATGGTACCTACCGGTAAATTGTTGGTAGCTTCCGATATGGCTAAATTTACTAAATTATATGGTGCGAATACAATTATCCCTGGTGAAGGTATGGACTTTGTAACCTATGAAGGAGAATATGTATTACGTCGATTGGTTAATCGTGACCCTGATGCGGTGTTCTTAGAATTGCAATCTCGCCCTATTTACGTTCCATTTGATGTAGATTCCTACTTCGTAGCGGACGTATTGTAATTGAAAGGAGGTAAGACTAATGCCTGTACAAGCAAAGCATGCCATTAATACCGGCGATTATGTGTATAATCCTGGTGATATTATCTCTGATTTAACTGCAGATGAAGAGGAGCGACTAATTCGTTTAGGCGCAGCTGCTGTAGTTGGTGATGATGATAAAAACAATGCAGAAGACTCTTTAGCCGTAGCTCTTGGCGTTATGACGAATGCGGATATCGCCGATTATGGTAAATCTATTGGACTTGATTTTGCAAGCAAAGCCACAAAGGCGGACATGATTTCCGATATCCTTGCTTCTGATTCGGACGTCAACTTGGAACTCTTATCCGATGAAGCACTTCGTGTAATGGCATCTGCTGAACAATTGGATGTTCCGGAAAACGCTACTCGTGAAGAACTCATCGACATCTTAGGTGAATAATCATGGGATTTAAGGACTTTGCGCAAAATGACATTGAAAAGGTGTTTATCAATTCCAATGAATTTGCCGAAGTACATAATCTAAACGGTACGCAGTGCTATGCAGTGGCAGAAGGTCTTACCGATAAGCAGCATGTCGAAATCATGGGCCAGGATATTGACGGGTTGATTTACGATACGATTATAGTACACGTGGCCAAGCGGGATTTACCTGAAGTGCCAGAGTACAATCAAATCTTTCGCTTTGACGGTCGCATTATGTTGGTCCAATCATGCGAAGATGATATGGGCATGCTAAACATTGTCCTTAGGGGGAATAACTCGTGAGTGTAACTATTGACATAAAAGGGCTGAAGGAAGGGCTAGCTAAGATAGATGCGCTAGTCGTTGGTACTCCGAAAACCACAGCAAAAGCTATCAACAAAGCTTTACCTAAAATCAAAAAAGCTGCAGTTGATCGTGTTAACGAAGAGTACCTAGTTACTAAATCGAATATCAATAAAACCATAAAGGTGGATAAGGCGGGCATGACTTTATCTGCCTTTATTCGTTCAAAGGGTAGACCAATCGCTCTTACTAAATTCAGAGTTACGCCAAAAAGTCCGCCTAAACGGAGAGGGCGCATAGTCAAAGCACAAGTAATGCGGAACGGCGGCGGGGGGCCAATCCCTAATGCTTTTATTGCTCGTATGAGGAGTGGACATATCGGGGCGATGTATCGTAAGGGTGCAGACAGGTATCCGATAGGGCAATTTCACGGCCCATCAGTACCAAGCATATTGGGTGATGCCAAGATATCCGCTTTTGTTGGGAATAAAGCAGAGCAGGAATTGCAAAAGCAAATGGAACTCGCGCTCGACACATTAATAGGAGGGTAATCGATGACACCTACGCAATTAGCAACCGATTTGGGGGCGTTCCTAAAACAGGTGCACGCTAATTACTTTAGCGATGACGCACAAGTAAAGGGGAATCCTTTATTAGTTGTACCGGGATTTTTAAAAATGAAAGAATCATCAAGGGAGGACCAATATCCACATCTTGTTATTCGCATTAATAAGATTGAGGATACCTTGCAGGGGTCAACTGTCCAACTGTTTCTAATCCACGGCGTGTACTCCGAGGACGTGGAAAAGGGCTGGATGGAGATTACCAATTTCTTAGAAACCACACGGCAAGCATTACTGGCCCATCCTGTTATTGCTAACAGGTACCGTTTAGTGCTGGATGATAAACACGGAATTGATACCGACATCCCTCCGGATCAAGCCTATCCGTATTGGGAGGGGTTTATGACAGTTAAATATGATATCGAACAAATACGAGAGGAGATGATTATTTAATGGCAAAAGCTGATGCACCAGTTGAAGTTGTAAATGAAACAACAGAAATTATGGAAACAACAGTTAAAACTAAGGATGCTAAACAAGTAATCTACTTAGGACCTAATAGTGCTGAATTAGGTCTTTCCACAGGTACCGTTTATATTGACGGCATTCCTGCTACGGTAGGTGAAGATAAAGCAATGTTACGCTTATTATTTGTACCAATCAATAAGATTGCAGAAGCACAGCAAGAATTAGCAACAGAAGGTACAGCGATGAACACTGCTTACCTTGAATTTAAAAAAGGAGGTCGTAGATAGTGGGAAACTATAGACACGGAATTTATACAAGAGAGGTACCTACTTCCCTTATTTCTATGACAGAAGCTACGGCAGCCTTACCGGTATATGTTGGTACCGCACCTGTGCACTTAGCTACAGACCCTGCGGAAGCTAATAAAGCCGTATTGTGCTATAACTACGCATCTGCCACTACTCAATTGGGCTATTCTAAAGAATGGGATAAATACACGCTATGCGAAGCTATGTACTCCCAATTCTCTTTATTTGGAATGGCACCAGTAGTTTTTATCAATGTTCTTGATCCGAAGAAACATAAGAAGACGTTAGCGTCTACTGAAAAACAAATTCAGGACAAAGTCGTAACCATTGAAGACCCGGTATTACTCAACACGTTAAAGGTATCTGCTACAAATGGGGGCGCGGCAGCAACTATTAATGTCGATTATACAGCGGCGTTTAACGATGAAGGCAAATTGTTGATTGGCATCGTAGCTACAGGCGCACTCAAAAGCGCAACATCTGTTTGGGTAACTTATGATTATGTAGACCCATCTATGGTAACTGCCGACGATATCGTAGGCGGTGTGGATACAGAAGGAAAACGCAAGGGTTTGGAACTTATTAATGAAGTATTCCCTCGCTTTGGTTTAATTCCAGGTAACTTATTGGCACCGGGTTGGTCCCATAACACACTTGTAGCTGCTGTGATGAAAGCAAAAGAAACTACCATTAATGGTATGTTCCAAGCTATGTCCTTATGCGATGCGCCTACCGATGAAATTAAAAAAGCAACTGCAGTTAGCGAATGGAAAAATAAAAAGAACTACGTCGACGAACGTCAAATCTTATGCTGGCCAAAAGTAGCGTTAGCTAATCGCCAATTCCATCTATCCACACAACTCGCAGGTCTTATGGCCAAGACAGATGCTAAGTATGACGACATCCCTTACAAATCCCCGTCTAATGAGTCCTTGCAAGCGGATAGCGCCGTATTAAAAGATGGTACTGAAATCTACTTAGGACCTGATGAAGCCGCGTATTTGAACGGTCAAGGTGTCGTTACTGCGCTTAATTTCATCGGCGGTTGGAGAGCCTGGGGCAATCGTACCACAGCGTACCCATCTAATACAGATGTTAAGGATTCTTTTATTCCTGTACGCCGTATGTTTAACTGGGTGTCCAATACGTTGATTACTTCCTTCTGGTCTAAAATTGACGACCCAGGGAACAAGCGTTTGATTAATAACGTTGTGAATAGTGCCAATGCATGGCTAAATGGGCATACAGCATCCGGTGCGCTTCTTGGGGCCCGTGTTGAGTTCTTGGAATCTGAAAACCCTACAACAGATTTGTTGAACGGAATTTATCGATTCCATGTGTATTTAGGTGTACCAACGCCAGCTCGTGAAATCGACTTCATTCAAGAATATGATTCGTCTTACATGAGCACATTATTTAATTAAGAGGGAGGTAACTCATGGCTAAACATAGAGATAAGTTGATTGACTTTGCCATTTTTAGCTCTGGCAGAGAATTATATGGTTACGCCGATGTAACCTTACCTGATATTGAATTTATCAGCGACACAATCAAGGGCGCGGGCATTGCCGGCGAAGTTGATTTGGGTGTACTCGGTCAAACTAAGGCAATGAACATGTCCATTAAATGGAATACCATTGATAAAGATGTGACCGACCTTGCTAGTCAAAAGGTGCATGATATCGAAATTCGTGGTGCGCAACAATTATATGATTCTGCAAAAGGTGAATTAGTACCTGAAGCGGTCAGCGTATATGCCAAAGTGATGCCTAAGAAAATCGGTCTTGGCAAATTTGAACAGGCAAGTAAAACCGATACCTCTACAGAGTTTGAAATTGTATATTTCAAAATGACTGTTGGCGGTAAAACTCGTACTGAAATCGATAAATTTAACTATGTTTGTGTAATCAATGGGGTTGATTACTTGGCATCCGTAAGGGAGGCATTGGGTAAATAATGGCTACATACGATTGCGAAAAACTAATTGATGGTTTAAACAATTTAACTGGGTTTGACTTCACAAAGGCGGAACTTCGTGTCCGCCGTGAAGGCGATATGACCCCAGACGTTACATTTTCTAAACGGTTTCAGGCAGAAGTTGCCGCCATAGCATTAAAAGAAAGTGCAAAGGTATTAATGACAATGCCAATTTCTGAATTCACTGAGATGTGTGCTGAGGTAAGCGTTTTTTTATTGCGTGGTTCGGTAGAGAAAATGGGACTTCTCCCGGACAACAATGCCGAAGAATTGCCATCCGACTTAGAGAGTGCGGAGGCATAGACTTTTGGATGTCTACCCCAATCGCTGAAATAGCAGATTGGATAGACGATTTAGAATTTGTTCTTGAAGATGAAAAGCGCTTGAGGGAGGAAGAGGACTAATCCATCAAGCGCTTTTTGCGTATGCAAATTTAAAAGAAAGGAGGAACTATGGCAGGAAAAGTATTTGAGATTGCTTTTGCAATAAACGGCGCCTTAGCCCAAGGGTTTAAGACGTCGATGCAGCAAGCCAAGGGTACGCTGACGCAATACGGCTCTAAAATGACCGAGTTGAAAGCGCAACAAAGGGCTTTGGATTCTGCATTAAAGCAAGGCGTTATCTCCATGGACTCGTACCGCAACGCAACGGAGAAAGTTGGTAAGGCGCTAGACCAAACGGCAGCCAAAGACGCAAAACTCAGAAAAGCAATGCAAAATAAAATTGCCGCAGATGCTAACGCTAAAAGTGCACGTAGTGATTTAGGTAGTACTATGGCCACTACCGCAGTAATGGCCGCTCCGCTGGTTGGGATGCTATCTAAAGCTGCAGACTTTGAAGCAGTGATGTCCAAGGTAAAGGCAATCACCGTATCTGATGATAAGGCGATGCAACAATTGACGGCCACCGCTCGTGAGCTTGGCGAGAAAACAATGTTCTCCGCCACACAAGCGGGCGAAGCGATGACATATCTAGG